TCAACCTATAATCATATGATTGGTTATGTTAGTGATACTACTATTAAAAAAACAATCAAACCAGATAAAACTTTTTTATGTTTGAATAGAAGAATGAATTTTAAAAAATATCAAATTATTGAAGAATTGTTTAATAAAAGGTTATTAAGAGATACTCGATTTACTTGGGTACACAACGCAGTACCTATTAATCAAATAAATAAAAAATTATTATTAGAACTAAATATAAATGTAGATAACTTTAAATCAATTCAATTGGAAGATGATGTAATATATGGTAGTCAATTATCATATTTAGATGAGTTTTTATACACCATAAACCCAAACTGGTATTATAAAAGTAAAGTTAATATTATAATAGAAACTATGTTATATAAAAATTCAATACACCTTACAGAAAAAACATGGAAAGCAATCTATTTAGGTGTTCCATTTGTTATATATGCGCCATCAAAACATTACCTTAAAACATTAAGAGATATGGGATTCAAAACATTTAATTCGGTTATTAATGAGGACTATGATGAAATGGATGGTGAGGATAAAATAAAAAAAATTATAGATAGTGCATTAGAATTATCAAATATTTATGATAGTAAAGAAGTATTAGAAATATGTAAATTTAATCAGGAACTATATTTTAATTTAGAGTATCGTAAAAAAATATATAAAGAAACTTTTTTAGATAAACTATATGATATTAAAACCATATTTGTTTCTAAAACCTTAATTTAAAATGGATATAAAAATATATAATAATACGGTAATGGTTCCAGTAAAATGTGGTAGTAGATATTTGAATAAAATTTGGGAAAATGAAAGAATTAAATTTAATCATTTCGAATATTTAGAATTTCCAAAAGTAAAATACATAGTGGTAAGAGACCCAATGAGCCATTTAATAACCGCACTCCATACAGAAACTTTAGAATTTATAAATAAATCCGGTGAAAGTAATAATTTTCATCATAAATTAAAAGATTTTGTTAGTCCACATGGAGTTACTCATTGGTGTGTTCGTTTTTACGAATACTTTTATTATTACAAAAAAAAATATGGTGAAGATATTCAAATAGTAAAATTAGAAAATTTAACCGAATTATTAAAAAATTTAGGTTATACCGTTGAATACAATTCGGATGAATATAATTTTAACAACTATAAAATGTGGTGGTCAAAAGATGAGTTATTTGAAATTTTAAAAAACACACATCCAAATGAAATTAATTGGCTAATTGACAAAGTTAAAATTCAAAATGTGTATTATAACAAACTTTTTAATAATAATGTTGATATAATATGAAATCTATAAAGTATTGGAAAAAAGATGAGTTCGATGTTGCTACTTATAAATGGAATTTAGCTGAAAGAAGAAATCAAACATTTAATGGCTCTGGTTCAGATGAAAGCGGAACTAATGTTTACACTTATAATGAAATGGGATTCAGAGGAGATTCAATCTATAAAGATGGATTTAGAATTTTATCAGTTGGATGCTCTCATACTGAAGGAGTTGGTGTATCTGATAATCAAACTTGGCCACATTATTTTTCAAGATTAATAGATAAAGGAGTTGATTTAAATGTAGGATTTGGTGGTAGAAGTAATGATTATATAGCAAGATGTATAGTTTCGTTAGTTGATACTTTCAGACCTAATCTTGTCAATATTATGTACACATATCCATCAAGAAAAGAATACTACAGATATGGTGGAGAATTAGAACCATTTCATATGAACCCTTGGGGATATTTTGAAGAGAACAAAGAAGGTATAGAAGAATATAAAGCAATTGCCAGAATAACACACGATGAAAATGATTTAATAAATTGGTATAAGAATCATTTGTTGATAACTAATCTATTACAAAATAAAAAAATACCATACACTTGGAACGGTTCTTTTTTGAATGATGATAGTGTAATAGATGATTATAGATTCGATGGTGATTATGGTAACTTTAGAGAATTCTCAATAGATGGTAAACATGCAACTGATACTCACAACAAAGAATATGCTAATAAATTGTTTGATTTTTGTAAACATAAAAAGTTAATTTAATTTGTTAATTTAAAAAACTTTTCGTATCTTTGGATATGATTATAGTTCCACAAACACCCATAACAGAATCTAGCTTTCAAAAATGGAAGTCTCATAGATTAGAAGTAGAAGACGGCTTAGATTCGTACCATTACTATGTAATACCCTTAATTGATATTGATGAAGAAGAGATACCAGATATTGAAAGAATACCTGCATTATTTAGTTCCGAATCTGATGCATATTTTAATGATGATGGTAATGTAGAATATACTTTGCGATTATTTGATGATGACCTTCCTGAATTAGAATTTGAAGAAGAGGTTGAAATACTTTACAAAATTTTAACAAAAAAAGAAATTTATTTAAAATAACTTGGAAAAGTTAAAAATATTTCGTATATTTGATTTATCTTTTTTACTATACTTAAACTTTAAAGCAACATGAAAGAAAAAACAGAACAAGAATTAGAAGCAAATTACAACAAATTTATCGAAATCCTTAAAAAGTACTTTACAGGAGAACGATTAGAAAAGTTGTTATTTATGTACTCACCAGATGAGTTAGGATTGAATCTAACGGTCTCTCCAGCATCAGGCAACAAAGGATTCCATAATGCATACGATGGTGGTTATATTGACCATATTTTTAATGTTTGTAAGAATGCTCTAAAAGTAAAAGAACTATTTGTATCAGCAGGTGGTAAGATTGATTTTACAGATGAAGAATTATTATTTGCAGCATTACATCACGATTTAGGTAAATTAGGAATCAAAGGAGAACTACATTATGTAGCTAATGATTCAGATTGGCATATTAAGAATAGAGGTGAGTATTACAAACGTAATGAGAATATTACATTTATGACAATTACTGATAGAACTTTTTATACTTTAAATCACTATGGTATTCAGTATAATGAAAAGGAATATTTTGGAATTAAACTTACAGATGGTATGTTTGACGAGGATAACGAAAAATATTACAAAACTTTTGATTTATCAAAATCTCTAAAATATACAATTCAGTATGTATTACATTGGGCAGATTATATGAGTACAATTGTAGAAAGACAACAAATATTAGGATAATAAAATATATGACACTTTTACAGAAAGTATGACATTTTGTCATACTTTTTTGTTTTGGTGTAGAAATTGGAATACTATATTTAAACTTTAAAAAATTATTATTATGAGCACATTTAACAGTACAACTAGCTACAAAGCAAATTTAAACGATTTATTTTTAGATTGGGATAATCTATTTTCTCATGCTAAACAAAACGTATTTTCTGATTATACTACAAAGGCATTGGAAGATGGTAAAATTGAATTGGTTGTGAGTGTATTAGGACACGACCCTAAACAAATCAATTTAGAAGCAACTGAAGATAGGATTACAATTAAATCCACAAAACCAGAAGGTTCTAGAACTGCGTTAATTAAAGATATTGATTTTAGCTTTAAATTGGGTAATGATTATGATGGTACAAAATCGGAAGCTAAGTTCAATTATGGAGTACTTTCAATCATCATCGATAAGAAGGATGAAAGAAAGGCAAAAAAATTATCTATTAATATTAGGTAATATAAGTTATTTTTCGTATATTTAGAAGGTAGGAGCATATAGTTCCTACCTTTTTTTATAAATAAATATTTATTACTATGAGTATGATGTACAAAAGTCAAATCCAAAACTTATTAACAGTATTGGATGGCAAGTTAAGAGTTTTAGAAGGAGCAGCATCTGGTGCTATGAAACTTGAACCAAAAGATGTTATTCAATTAGTTCACGATATTAGAAAAGTTTCTGATAGAATGGCAGAATTAATAAACATTGAACGAGAATAAATGAATTGGCTTAAATATTTAGTGGGTATATCTGCAATTTTGGTTGCAGGATGTGCAGCTTATTTCTCTGTAACTGGTTTGGGTGTTCTATTTAGTGGAGCATCAACGGCAGTAATGGTGATGGCAGGTTCTTTGGAATTTGCCAAATTAGTAACTGCTACTTATTTAAAACAAAAGTGGGATGACATACAGGGTTTCAATAAGGTATATTTAACAATATCTGTTGTAATTCTTATGTTAATCACATCAGCGGGTATTTTTGGTTATTTATCAAATGCATTTCAAGCACAATCACTTCAACTACAACAAGTAGATAGGGAGATTGCCGTTCATCAAACAAAAATCGACCAAAATACTACTCAAATTGAGCAACTTTCTACCCAAATTACCGAATTTAACACTAATCAAGGTAAAATATTGGATGGTGGTAAGGTAAACTCTCGTCTTATTCGTTCAATTGATAACAGAGACAAGCAAATTGCTAAGATTAACACCAAAATTTCAAATTTACAAAGCCAAAATAGTGAAGAAATTGAAAAAATTAACCAAATTAAGATTTCTAACTTAGATTTAGAAAAAGAAGTAGGTGGGTTTAGGTTTGTTGCCGAAGCATTTGGTGTAGAATTGAAAAATGTTGTAAAATTCTTTATTTTTATCATTGTTATAGTGTTTGACCCTCTTGCAGTTGCTCTAATTATTGCATTCAATGGGTTAGTAGGTGTTAAAAACCGAAAAGAAGAAGAAAATTTAACAGAAAATGTCAAATTAGATGAGGTAATTCGACAAAATTCCGAATTAGTGGAAAAAACTTACCAAGTTTACGGAGATGGTGGAAAAAATTTACCAATTGAGGAAGAACCCGAATTTATAGTGGAAAATATTTCATCAAACGAAGAAGAAATTCAAAATTTACAATGGGAAGAATTTATGCATCCTGAGTTTCCCTGGTCTAAAAAATCATTGTGGATAAATAATCCAAAAGCAGTTCAATATTGGATAAATTCAAAAAAAGGTTCTATGAGAGAGCTCATTAAGATTAAAAACGAAGAAGAAAATACAAAAATCTACTAATGATAACAATTTCAGAAATAGCATTAAACCACATTTCATCTTTAATGGTGGAAAAGGGAATAAACCCAACTACACACTATTTAAGAGTCGGTGTAGAAGGTGGTGGTTGTAGTGGTTTATCTTATGTAATGGATTTTGATGATACAATTCAAAAAACAGATGATGTAGTTAAAACTGATACAGAATTAAAAGTAATAATAGACCGTAAATCACTTCTTTATCTAGCTGGTACAGAATTAACCTATTCCGATGGTTTAAACGGTAAAGGTTTTCAATGGGGTAACCCGAATGCAAGTAGAACTTGTGGTTGTGGTGAAAGTTTTTCTATATAAGCTTGGTTTTATAAAATAAATTTTGTATATTTGTTTTATGAATATAGGATATGCATGTATTAATATGACGTTAGGAGAACAAACTCCTAAAATCACTACCAATCGTAGTATGGTTAAGAAAACCTTTACACAAAAAGGTATTTCTTATGCTTCCGAATTAGCACTACAAAACTCTCGTGATTTATTTGAGATTATCAAATGGAATGTTAAGAATGGTATCAAACTATTCCGTATTTCATCTGATATGTTGCCGTGGGCATCCGAATACAACGTAGAGGATATGCCAGATTTCACAAAAATATCAAATATCTTAAAAGGTTGTGGTAATTATGCCAAAGAAAACGGTGTTAGACTTACATCCCATCCAGGTCCGTTTAATGTGTTAGTTTCTCCTAATCCAAAGGTAGTAGAAAACACTATTAGAGATTTAGAGTTACATGGTAAATTGTTTGACTTATTAGGTTTAGAATTTACCCCATACAATAAGATTAATATTCATTGTAATGGTGTCTACGGAGATAAAATTAGTGCAATGGATAGATTCTGTGCTAACTTTGAGAAACTCTCTGAGAGTGTAAGGAAACGATTGACAGTGGAGAATGATGATAAGGAGAGTATGTACTCTGTTGCAGATTTAATGTATATCCATGCAAAGATTGGTATTCCAATTGTATTCGATTACCACCATCATCAGTTTTGTACAGGTGGGTTATCAGAAAGACAAGCTCTATTACTTGCAACCTCTACATGGAGAAAAAGTGGTGTTACTCCCGTTGTACATTATTCAGAATCAAAAGCACTGCATGAAAACAATACAAAAATTAAAGCACAAGCACATTCCGATTATATTACATCCATCCCCAATACATACAATATGGTTGTGGACATTATGGTTGAAGCAAAAGCAAAAGAATTAGCAATATTACCATTTATTAGTTAAATTATGAAAAAGTACGCATTATTCATCGGAAGATGGCAAACTTGGCACGAAGGTCATCAATGGTTGATAGACCAACAATTTCAAAAGGGTAAAAATGTATGGATTGCCATTAGAGATGTAAATAGGGATGAAAATAACCCAAAAACTGCACAACAAGTAATGATGGATTTAACCGAAACTTTAAGAGGATATGTTTCAACAGGCAGGTTATATATTTCTGTTATACCTGATATTGAATCAGTTAATTATGGTAGATATGTTGGATATGATGTAATATACCACGAACCACCACAAGAAATAGGTAAAATAAGTGGAACTTCTATAAGAAATGGTACATTATAAGAGACATATACTAAAATCGGTTAGTTATCGTATTTTAGGTACATTTACAACCGTTTTATTGGCTATTTTAGCTGGATTACCCATAAAATGGGCAGGAATTGTAGGTATTGGTGAATTAATAATAAAACCCATAATATACTTCTTTCATGAAAGAGTTTGGTATAAATGGGTTAAATATGGTATAAATGATTAAAGAAATACATTGTTTTGGAACGTCTCACACAGAAGGAGGTGGTTTTGAGTTTATGCATAAAGAAAAAGGCATAGAATTAAAAAAATTCTATAATGAACAACCATTTACAAAAGAAAACTACTCATATCCAGGACAATTAAAAAAATTAGTTGGTAGTGATATAAAAGTTTATAATCATGCAAAATCTGGTTATGGTAATGAAAGAATGTATCGTTTGGTATATGATGTATTAAATAATGGAACACCAAATGATGAAAAATTATTATTATTAGAATTTTCAATTATTGGCAGAAAAGAATATTATTCAAAATCTATAAATGATTATTTTATTGCCAATTATTCATTTAATAAAGATGGTTATATTCAAAATTTAGATGTAGCTCAAACATATTTTATTTCATCATATAAAAATGTTGAAAAATTAATTAAACCGTTGGTTTATGATTTTATGAGAGAAACTATTGATTTTGATATTCAAGAAAAAACTATGAAAATGAATAATGATTTTTTTATAGATTATTTATTTTATAATAATGTTAATTTTTTACTAACATCACCACCATACTTTTTACAACCAAGATTGGGAGGAGATGAAAAAATAAAAAATAATTTAATAAAATTTGAAGAATTTGTGTATGATTTATATGTTTTTACAGAAAAAAATAAATTAAGAATAATGGATGATACGAATAATCAAATTCCAGATGGACATTCTGGATTAGAAGGAAATAAAAAAATAGCAAAAATAATTTTTGATAAAATTAATAATTTAAAAATAAACAAATGAAATTAATTACGGATAAAAACACAAACGGTTTAACATCCAAAGAATTTACAGAATTCTTAAAAACACCAACCCCATATTCTTTATTTACAAAAGAAGAAGCAGAAGAATTAGAACAAACACTTAAAAAAGGATTAGAAACATATCCAGGTTTAGGTATTTCAGCAACTCAATTGGGAATTAAGAAAAGAGCTTGTTATATTAAATTTGGGGATGATGTAAGTGGAATGGAATTATTCTTATTAAATCCAATTATCAAAGAACGTAGTAAAGACGGGTTTTTATTTTACGAAGGATGTTTATCTATTCCAAAAACAGTAACTGCTCCTTTGAGAACCATTCGTTCTACAAAAGTTATTGTACAAACTGATAATTTAGGAGAATTGACATTTGAAATTAATCCAGAAGGAGATAAAGCAAATGATAGAGTTTCTGCTGAAACTATGATGACGGTTATTGTTCAGCATGAAATTGACCATTTAGATGGAATTACAATTAAAGATAGAATTTATTCAACTACTCGTACTGTTCGTAAAAATTATGGTAGAAACGATTTAGTTGTAATGAAATCACCAGATGGTGAAATGGTTGAAGTTAAATATAAAAATTCAAATAAATTCTTTTTACAAGGATACGAAGTAGTTTAATATGATAGGATTATACATAACAATTACAGTTTTATTAGCATTGATTATAACATTAGGATATGTTATTATTATTAATTTACAAAAAATAGAAAGTTACGAAGATTTCATTGAAAAAGAAATTACGAGAAACGAAGCATTACTGGAGGCATTAAGACAAATAGATGAACGTCAGATGTTTGAGAAGGATGATGATGTAGGTTCAATATTTTACCAAATAAAAGAAACCATCGAAAGATTCAAACAATTTAACTAATATGCCTAGAAAAGCCAAAAGTAAACAGTATTTCACAAAAGATACAGAAGATGCTATTATAGAGTACAATTTAACCGAAGACCAACGTGTTAAAGATAAAGTTTATAAAGATAGAATTAAACCTGCATTTGACAAACTTGCAGAAATAGTTTATAACAAATGGAAGTTTAGTTATTTTGATGATGAACCCAGAGATGTAATGTCTGAAGTTGTTACATTTATGATTGAAAAGATTCATATGTACAAAGCAGGTAAAGGTAAAGCATTCTCTTACTTTACTATTGTTGCAAGAAATTATTTGATTTTAAATAACAACGCAAATTATAAACGATATAAAGATACCGATATTATATCAAACTTACCTGACCATTGGGATACAGAAAACAATTGGGAAGAAGAAAATACTAATGATGAATTCCGTACATTTAATAAACGAATGTTAGCATATTGGGATATTCATTTAGAAAATCATTTCCCAAAGAAACGTGATATGCAAATTGCAGATGCAGTTTTAGAATTATTCAGAAGAGCGGAATACATAGAAAGTTTCAATAAAAAATCTTTATACCTACTTATTAGAGAGATGACTGGTCATCCAACACATTACATAACCAAAATTGTCAATAAAATGAAAGACAAGCAAATGGAGTTATATAGTGAATTTGACAGAACAGGAGACTTAACTATGTAGATTATGATTAAATTAGGAATATCTGCTTTTTACCACGACTCAGCAGCAGCAATAGTAATAGATGGTGAAGTAATAGCAGCAATAGAAGAGGAGAAGTTTACAAATATCAAACATGATAATTCATTTCCCTTACAAGCAATAGAATGGTGTTTAAAATCAGCAAAAATAACAATTGATAAAGTTGATATGATTTGTTGGTACGAAGAACCAAAACTAAAATACGATAGGGTTGAAGCTACTTTAGGTAAAAGTTGGTTGAAGAACTTTAAAAAATGGACAACATTTAAAAAGGAATTTTCAAACGGTGAAGGAAACTTAAAAGATTACTTTAAAACACAAATTGGTTATACAGGACCAATAACGTATGTAAAACACCATTTATCACATTTAGCACTATCTTTTTACACTTCCCCTTTTGAGGAAGCCATTGGTATGTCTATTGATGGAGTAGGTGAGTGGGATTCGGTGGTTGTAGCAGATTGTGATAAGAGTGGTATCAAAGAAAAACATTCAATCAAATTTCCAAACTCATTAGGATTAGTATATTCTAGCATAACTGCTTATTTAGGGTTCAAACCAAATGGTGGTGAGTATAAAGTAATGGGGTTAGCACCTTATGGCAATCCAACGAAGTACTCACATATATTTAACAAAATATCAAAAGTTAATGAAGATGGTACAATTGATATAAGACAAAAGTATTTTACTTGGAGAACATCTAATACAGATATGTACAATTTTGATTTGGTTGAACTAATTGGGTTTGAACCAAGACCATCCGAATCAAAGATTGAGCAAGAACATATGGATTTGGCAGCTGCCTTACAACAATGGTACGAATCTCAATTATACTTCTTAATAAGAAACGAATGTAAGGGTACTGACAAACGGAATTTAGTGTTGGGTGGTGGTTGTGCATATAATGGAACTGCTAACGGCAAAATCAAAGCAAACACCGAAATACAGAACGTATGGATTCCATATGCACCATCGGATGCGGGTTCTGCTATTGGAGCCTGTTTATACTATTGGCATGATATACTTGCTCACCAAAAAGTAGAAGGTGGTAATAATATATCTCCATATTTAGGTCCATCTTATACTGATTACGATATACAACTTGCAATTAGAGAAAATTTAGATGATATAGTTGTTCGTAAGTTATCTGATTCCGAAATATTAAAAGAAACTGCACAAATGATTAACAATGGTTCAATTGTTGGGTGGTTTCAAGGTAGAACTGAATTTGGTGCAAGAGCATTGGGTAATCGTTCTATTTTAGCAAATCCTCATATATCAGATATTAGAGATAAGATAAATAGAGTTGTAAAGAAGCGGGAAATGTTTAGACCATTTGCTCCATCTGTTACAGTTGAAGATTATCAAACATATTTTGTTTCAGAAAGTGAAGTTCCTTATATGAATCAAGTAGTTAAGGTTAGTGATTTTAAAAAGATACCATCTGTAACTCATGTAGATAAATCAGCAAGGATACATACGGTTAGGAGAGAACAAAACGAAAAATACTACGATTTATTAAAAGAATTCGAAAAAGTAAGTGGTACTCCCATTTTGTTAAACACATCATTTAATTTAAGAGGGCATACAGTAACAAATGACCCAAAGAAAGCA